TCGCCGCTTACTTTTGGTTCAACTCGCGCGCCTGACAGTTAAACAGGAATGGAACGGACTTCTAGGGTGATTGAATGTCTACATTGTATTGGCGTAATCCTAAGAAAAACTATCAATTTGAGCGTATTGAAGGTGTCAATTCCACAGGATCACCACCCTCACTACTCTTTGTCTATCCGTATGCGTGGATAGAGTCCGAAAAATTCACCTCTCCTGCTTCCATTGTATACAATAGGTCCGGGTCGGTGAGTTGAAATGCCGCTCCCAGACGCCTCTAAGAAGTCGCCAAGGGTCTACACGCTGTTGCAGAATACCGATCTAAACTCTGTGACGTTCGATAACGTCCAGGCGGTGGGCAATCCGATAGCGATTGAAGAGGCCAACGAAGATGAAATGCGTCGTCTCGTGCTGGTGAACCTCTGCCGTTTAATCACGAGTGGTGAATGGTCAGGCCTGTTGAGTGCTGGTGGTGGTGGTGGTGGCAGCGCGGGCCAACCGTCCTCCGTATCGGTCCCACTCGATGCGGGTGGTACAAATTACCATCGGTGGGCTGTCTGTGAACAGAATTCAAATGCCATTTACTCCGGGAATAATAAGCATTACACGCTCTTTGTTCCCTTCATCGCCCCAGCCAGCGGAGACCTAGACGAGATAGGAATACTCACTAACGGATCAGCAGCAATTGAACTTTATGCCGGGATATTCACGAATCACGACGACGATAACACCCCCAAGAATCTCATGGGATTTGCTACGTACGATATAAGCGCGACAAGCGGCATCTTGTATGCCGTGCCCGGTGATACAATCACCCTTGTGAAAGGGACCACTTATTGGGCGGGGTTCACATCCAATTCAACCGGGACGGCGGTTAGCGTCGATTATGTCGGCAGCGCGTATCAATGGGTTTTGTGGCCCGTAGACGCCCCTCATACGACCACGCTCTATGACGGATGTTTGAGAACCGTAGCAAATGAAACGGCACTAGATACCACGTACGAAGCCACGCAACTGGCGCCTGGGGGTTATGGTCAGGGGATCCCTGTCATGACGGTGGCCTACGCATGAATCGTGAAGAACACTTTTTCGATTCGAACGGTCAACTCATCAGATCGAACACGTTTGATGTCACGTGGACCGATGTTAGAGCGAAGCGCAATCAATTGTTGGCGGAAACTGATTGGCGCGCCATGAAGGACAGAGTACTTTCGTCAGAGTGGAAGGAGTTTCGGGATTTGTTGAGAACGCTCCCCCAACGCTTCGACGACCCAAATGATGCCGCTGACGCATTCCCGGAGGCACCATCCGATGAGTGAACTCAGTGACAAGGCAAAAGAAATGGTCATGGAAAATGGCATGGCTTTTCTTCTCGGATGGATTTTGGGAATGGGCTTAGGACAGGCTCTCTGGGACTCCATAACCGGGGTGCTTTGATGGCGAAAAAACCGAGCGACCAAGTTTTTGAGTTGAGATTCTCACTCCAAGATTATGAACGAGAAATGTTCAGTTCGGCAATCGGTGCATATCAATTCAACCGCATAGCGGAACCCGTCGTGAAATTGATGAACGATGTGACAGGGATGGCCGTCTTTCTCTCGATAGTAGCGGCGACGGGTCTAGCAGGTGTGGCCTTCACTTTCGTTTATCCCGGTCTGACGGAGTTAACCATTGGCGGTTTGGTTGAAGCGTTTTGGCTACAACGGATGCAAGCACATGAAACCATGAGAGAAGAAACAGGTGTCACCGGACCCGCCGCGGGTCAAACCGGAACCGAGTTTTGGTCTGGAATCGTCTATAACCTGTTGAACCCGAACTGGTCTTGGTTCGGTCCTCCTCCTGAGGAAAGTACTGGCGGCGGCGGCGGATTCTAAAGAATCGAGAAATGACCCTTCAGGTAGGGGGGGTAACGGCTACGATTTGGGGTCATCGGTCCCGAATAGACGCAGATCCATCATGGAGGCGGACTCCGGGGGTTCTTCGCCGTTAGCAACGGCTAGAATATGTTCTTGAAGGAATTTAACGGTCTTCTTGGACTGTCTCAACTGCGCAGCCAGTCCGACTCTGTTCGCTGGTCCGTTATCCTCGGTGAACTTGATTGCGTAACGGATCTCTGAACTCTTCCCCCGGGCGGGCCATGATTCGTAGATGCGATGCGCTTCGTCATCGAGGGTCGCTGAGATTAGGTGCATTCAATCACTCTCCCCACTACGTCGGAAGAACTCTTGACTTAATTCTCCCTCCATTTTGGCCCAACGGCGAGATTCTGCCTTAGTCCAAGGGCCGCTTTTATCAAAGTAACCACTCATAACGTTCTCTAAAGATAAGGATTCGTTTCGGTAAACGTATGAGGCCAAGGCCCGCATCATCCTTCGCTTCATTGTCGCCTTATCCATTCAACTCGCCTCCTTCAAGAAGACATCTAGGAGCCTCCGGCAGTGGGGGCACGGGATCGTTACCTCGAACGTCCTTGTCTGGGCTGGTGTGTCGTCTATGGGCTTCATTCAATCACCTCTGGGCCATCACATATCATGCACTTGAGGTTCGTTATGGCAGGGCCAGCGAATCCCATCGCATGCAGTCTTTCTTCAAGACATAGGCATCTATACATTTTTTCATTCATCTTTATCACGTGTGGAGGATCGGCGTTTAGTGTGGATGCACTCGTTCTCCGACCCTCCAACTCTTGAGGGACGCCTACCATATATTATTGTGCCGGTTGTTGAAGTCAAGGCTTCTGGGGCTTTGCCCCATAATCCTCACCACCTCCCGCCGGCGATAACCAGCCCACCCCAGCCACCGGCTTTCAAGATTCTCTAGTTTTTTGAGTGAATTCGGGTCGTGAAGGCAGGTTGATAGACGGTCGGCTCCCGGTTGATGAACATGGTAGATGAGATAACCCTGTTAATCGCCCTTGGAACGCTTAATTTGCTCGCTTTGGGAGGTCTTTCGATGTGGATCAGGCGAGAATTAGAGGATTCAATGGAACAACTAGACAATTCTCTTGCCATGGCTCTGAAAAACACGATTGAGAACCTGACAGGTTAAGGCGTGATGGCTTTTGAACCACCGAACCCGATCACTACGGCGATAGGTCAACTTTTGATGGCCTCTGCGCAAAAACAAATGAACACAGTCGAAGCGACGGTCACTTCTCGAGGTACAGACGGACAATTCATTGAAAAACCGTAAAGATAGAATTATAACCGAGGTTTTGCTTCCCTTGCGATATGGCCCGACGCAAGAAGGCAACTCGACGCCGAAAAAAGCCGGCTCTGAATTTGTATGACATGGCGGTTGCGTATGGAAATCTGCACATCATAACCCAAGCCACTCTCGGATCAGGACCGATCGAAGCCCTCGGCGGGGCATACGACATCGGCTATACCCGAACGGGGGATGTCGGCCTCGGACGCGGTTCGCAGATGCTCACTCTCACTGGTGCTTCTCAAGTCAGCCTAGCCGACATCATGAACGCTCCCTCGATGAGTTTCGATGCCATCATGTCCAATGCTCGCACCAATGCTGTACCCGCTGCGTTGGCGGCCATTTCTTTCAATATCGGCGCTGGAATTTTTAAGAAAATCATGCGGAAGCCATTCAATCAAGCGAACAAATTAATTCGCCCCTTGGGCCTCAATGTGAGGATCGGTTGATATGGCTGACGTACTCGCCTCAGGCGTCATCTATTTCTCTGACGGAACTACCGTCCCAATGCAGAACACTGCACAGACCGAGGGATCTAAGGAAGAGGTCCTGACAGATTCTGAAGTGACAACGACCGCCCAGAGTCTAGGAGATTACGGCCCCGGAAAAACAGTCGTCGCCGGTTATGTCTGTGTGGCAAACGCCTCAGGATACTGCTACGTCGAACGTCAAGGAGTACCGATATCTTTCATTAACATCGGCAAGGCAGGTATGGCAGGAGGTTCTTATTTTCCCGCGACCGCATCAGTCACGCTGCAACCGGGCGACAAGTTGTATGCTTACGCCCAGACTGCTGCGGATCGCACCGCCAGTCTTCTATGCGTGACCCGACAAAGCCACCGAGTCTTTCAGGGAACGCCCTCAGGCGGGGCCAGTACATCCCTAGTTGACACGATCACTTCCAATTCCATCGGCGATACGCTGGGCGGCGCGGGAGAGGTCGTTTCAAAGGCTTTGTTCGTTTCTGGTGACGGGACTTTGGTTACTTCCGCCGGCGGAGCGTGGATCAAGAACAATATCGGCAACATAGCCGGAGCGTTTGCCTCGCAGGATTCAGAAAACCATTTCCCCGGTTTCACTAATTGTGCAATAAGGATCAGTCTCAATTATACCGCTGCTGTCGAAACTTCCGCCTGAGGTGCAGGGCTATGGCGAAGATGACAAAGGCTGCAGCCCGGAGGCGTATTGCAGAAGCCAACCGGAAATTATCGAAAGTCTATGTTGAATCTATGGTACAAGGCTGGGGTAAAGGATTAGAGGAAAACCTACGCGATGCCATGAGTAAATGCGGGCTGGCTCATAAAAAATTGAGATGATTTGGGATGCCGCTTCCAGATGCCCCGGCGCAGTCGCCCAGAGTGTACAAACTGCTCAAGAACACGACGTTAGAGAACCTCTCAGATGATGATTTCATTCTTGTTGCTAATCCGATCACACTTGAATTGCTGAATGAAGATGAACTTCGCCGCTTACTTTTGGTTCAACTCGCGCGCCTGACAGTTAAACAGGAATGGAACGGACTTCTAGGGTGATTGAATGTCTACATTGTATTGGCGTAATCCTAAGAAAAACTATCAATTTGAGCGTATTGAAGGTGTCAATTCCA